CCTATCATTAGCTTGGAAGGCTAAGGTCTTACCATTACACAACACCCGCTTCAGTGTTTAATATACATACTATATAGCAGGTGTTCGGCTTAGTCAATCTCTTTATGAACAAGTTTGTTAATTTCTTTACTAAATACAACATAGGAACTGGATAATATGAGAAAACGTACAAGATTAATACTAGAAGAACTTAGTAGCTTTAGACAAACTACGGATAACGATGCACTCGTACAAACTACGGGCAATAATCTTATTGAAAGTTCTATTAACTTACTCAATCGCATTGCAGAACAATACGATGCTGAAACTGCTTCGGACTTAGAAAGACGATTCATTAACAGTATACGTAGCGGAGACCCTCGCAAGTTTAAACGTGGTGTAGATAAAATTGTTGAAACACGCAACAAAAAGGATACAAGCAATGATTCTTAATGAAGGTGGAAACATATTCAAAGATCCAGAAACTAAAGAACCTGTAACACAGCGTATCAATCAAGCTGATGTTGATCCTACACTTGCATGGTTAGAAAAGATTACAGGACTACCACACAAAGATTTTAAATTAGGTAGTACAGGAATTAGAAGTACAAGTGGCGATATGGATATTGCTGTTAACCAAGACGAAGTTACCAAAGACGAAATGGTTGCTAAACTTGCGGCGTGGGTACAAAAGAATCATCCAGGAGATGATCTTAAAAAGTGGATTAGAAAGAGTGGCATCAACGTACACTTCCTAACTCCAATCAATGGCAACCCTGAAGAAGGCTATGTACAAACAGACTTGATGTTTGGCGAGCCTGAGTTCATGAAGTTCGCACTCAAAGGCAGTGGCGACAACACTCCATACAAAGGACAACATAGAATGATCCTTATTAGCAGTATTGCTAAAGCACAAGGATACAAGTTTAGTAGTGGCGCAGGATTAGTAGATAGAATTACAAATCAAACTATATCAAAGAACCCAGATGAGATTGCAAAAACATTAATGGGTGATACTGCTACTGCAAAAGATATGGATAGTGTTGAAACAATTATTGCAAAGATTAAAACAGATCCTAACTACGAAAACTTAATTAAAGACGCTAGAGATAATTTCGAAAAGAACGGACTAGAGTTACCCAAATGAGATTTAACGAAATAATAAACGAAGCAGAAGCTCGAATACAACATGCTGAAGACTTAATCTTCTTCCATGGTAGTGCAGGTGCCAAACGTGCATTGGATTCAATTGCCAGCATGGGTACAGGAGGACACACCAGTGCAACAATTAAATGGGACGGATCTCCCGCAGTCATTTTTGGCCGCGATGAAAATGGAGAGTTCATACTTACAGACAAGTCAGGCTTTGGTGCAAAAGGATACGACGGCAAATCAAAAAGTGCTGATGACCTTGAACAAATGTTCCTCAACCGTAGTGGTGGAAAGAACAGAGATAAACCAGGCTATGTAGCATTCGCAGGTAGAATGAAAGCTCTGTTTCCTATTGCAGAAAAAGCTGTTCCAATTGAACACAGAGGATTCTTTAAAGGCGACATGCTTTACTTTGATACACCAACTAACAACAAAGGCGTATTACAGTTTACTCCTAACACAGTAACTTACACAGTACAAGCAGACAGCGATGTAGGTAAGAAGATACTAGCAAGTCAGGCTGGTGTAGTTATTCACAGAGTAGTAGATGCAGAAGGTGCTGAAAGTCCTTTAAAAGATTACGACATGTTTCAAGGATCAAAGCTATTAGTGTTACCTCCAGTGGTTGCACAAACAGCTCCAGAAGTTGATCTAACTAAACTAAAAAGTTTACAAGGTATTGTTGCTAAGAATGGTCCTGCTATTGATAGTCTACTAGACACAGCTACATTACAGCAGATGCAAGTTAGTGACTTTGCACAAATACTTTATGCTTATACAAATAGTAAAGTAGATTCAGGACTAGCTAACTTAGGTAAAGACTTTGTACAATGGTTAACATCTAGTAAAGTATCTAAGAAGAAACAAGCAAAGATTATTGATTATATTAAAACGCATATGCAGGCGTTTCAGGCAATGTGGCAAACTGTTTCAGGGATAATGGAAGTCAAGGACGACATTATTACACAAATGGAAAGCAAACAAACAGACATTAAGGCATCTATCGCAGGTAAGCCAGGAGGCGAGGGCTATGTTTTAGCTAACCCAGGTGGCGATATTAAACTAGTAAACCGCTCTGAATTTAGTAAAGCTAACAGAGCAATTAAACGGGAGAGCAAAAATGAAAGCATCTGATTTTGATAGCGACTTCGCTGATATGAAAAAGGGTTTTGACCCGGCGGACGACGATAATGCAGATATGGATAAAGAATTTAAGCAAATGCCAATGATTACACAGATTGGTAAGATTTTAGATTCAAGAGGTAACCCTAATCCAGTTACACATTTAACAAGTGAAACTGGCAAGAAATACAAAGCTAGTGTTACACATGCACAAACACTTAAAATGATGTTAACAACTGATGCAGTTAAACCTGCAATCAAACGTGAGTTTACATTAGACATTGCACAAGACGAACTGTTAGGTAAAATGTTAAGTGCTAAGAGTCAAGAAGAAATGGTCAACATCTTTAAAGACAAGTACATGAAAGATGGTGGCAACACAGAACGCAGAAGTAATTACGCATAATGGAACTTAACTTTTTAACAGAACTACACGAAGCGAGGATGACTCGCAACACGTCTGATAACTCTAAATTAAGTTATACAGATTGTTGTGAGCGTCTTTACTTGATGACATTAGTATTAGAACTGTTAAGAAAGTTTTCAGAGTTCAATGGCACCGTAGCAGGATACGCAACAAAGACTACACAGAATCAAAACTATAGACAGTTTAGGATGCATGGCACTGATCTCTATAACTTAATATATTTTGTTAGTGGAGACGATGATGCGTTAATGAAACTTAAAGACTTTGAAAGTGCAAAGAAAGTTAGAGCTAGTACATTTTTACCTGTAATGGGATTAAACAGATGGCTAATAACTTTAAAAGGTACAAGCAAACTATCAGGTAGTGACATGCTTATGTCAATTGAACGTGCTTGTAAAATTACTAATACTGATTACAAAACAATTAGACGAGCAGTAACTAATTGGGATAGGCTTAGTGGCGCAGATAAAAAGAAGTGGGTAACTAAACTATTACTTGCTTCAAGAGCTAAACTTCGTAACAGTGATATTATTATGTACATTGAGGAACTAGCAAGAAAAGCTAACCTTGAAGATACTAAAGTAAAAGACAACGAGCCTACAGTAAGTATGCCAGACATAGTACCAACTACTGCACAAGACCTAGCACTATACAGATACATTGTTGGTGCAAAGAACGTAATGGGAACTAAGAAGTTTTTAGATGCGGCAAAGAAAGGTCAAAGTATGTCACCTGCATTTGTTAAAGCATATCTACCAGCAGTAGAATTGCTAGACGATATTGTTAAAGCAGGCCCAGGATACATACAAATGCTACGAGCATTGCAAAAAAGAGCTAAAAACAGCCGATAATCCACCCATTTTCCTAAAACGGATAAATAAAAGTAACCACAATACACGAGAAAAAGTGTGTGGCCATTAGAGCCGAGGGAAACCTCATTTATAACATAGGAGAAATAAAATGGCTGGAGTAGCAAGAACAACTGGACTAGGACATGCACACGCAACGTTATATAGTACAGCAAATTTAGGATTTTACGTAGTAGACGCAGGAGCTTCATTAGCAGGCGAAGGCGGAATTGGTAAAGCATTAGAACTAATTGCACAAGCAATTAACCCAATCGCAATGAACAGTGAAGGTACTGCTGGATTGTTAAACATCGTAGTTGACGACACACAGTGGGACGCGGCTTCTTTACAAGCGGCAATCAGACACTTAGGTGCGGCGGCTGGATCAGGCGACTATGACGCGACTGGTGCAACTGTAACTGCAGGTGGACAATTCATCGTAAGTGCATAATAGTACTAACGTAAATTAAAACTTAGAAAGGGCTCAGTTTTTACTGGGCCCTTTTTTTATGGCCATAAATAGATGCATGGACACATTCATCATTGAAACACTTGTAGACATAACCAATACTGGATTGAACAAGTTCAAAACTGAAGATCGTCATTTGATTAATCAACAGTCTAACTGGAACACAGCACAGCAAGTTATGAGTATGAGAGCAAACATATACTTTGATACAAAGCCCACAGTTGAAAAAAGAGATATTAAAGACTTTGGTACAGCGTTTAAGGGCAAACATAATGTATGGTCGTTTCGTTTTGATGTTGAACAAGAAGGTGCCCTAAGTGTTGATGCACTAATAGATGACTTTGATCTAATACCAGTTATACCAGGGTTAGATAGCACAATTACGATAAATAATAGTGCGTTTAGAACTAAAGATTCAGAGCGTATTAATATTATTTTTAAAGTAGTAGATAAAGACATATAGACTACCAATAAATACTATAGTAAAAAGGCACATATAACATCTCGCATATAAACACATTAGGCTAACAGAAAAGTTTACTAATCACCATTTGAGCAATGGGTTTAAAGGATAGAACATATGGCAACGCCGTTAGAAAAAAAGAACTTAGAAGCACACGTTGATTTGTGCGAACAAAGGTATATACGTTTAGAAGCACGTCTAGCCAGCGTTGAAGATAAGCTAGAACATGTTCATAGCGATATTACACATGGCAACAAAGCTATGTTTAAAGTTTTAATTGGTGCAACAGGAACTATTGTTGCAGGACTACTTAGTACTATTGTAGTCATACTAATGAACTTTACCAACTAATTACACTTCCCTACTTACATAGATAAATACACGTATGCTGATACGTGAAGTCACATCAATAGACGAAAAACAAATTTGGGCACGTTCTGGAAAGAAAGTAGTCCGCAAGTACCGTTGTACCCAAGGTCCTCGTAAAGGACGTATAGTGAAAAAGATGTCGCAATGTTTTGCGGCACCTAATATTAAAGCAAGAATTAACATGAAACGCTTACGAGCTAAGATAGGCGGCAAGATGATGCGTAAGGCTCGCAGAACTAAACGTGTTAATCCTGTTTCACGCAGAGTCCAGGCGTTAAATAAAGCAGGACGCAGAAGATGAAGATAGCAGAGATTAAAGAAGGTGTTATCGGCATATGGGGCAAAACAAAAGGTAAGTTAGTACGTAAATACAGATGTACAAGCGGAACACGTAAAGGACGTATTGTTGCTAAGCCGGCAACTTGTAACGCAACTAAAAGAGTTTCAAGTGCGTTAAATATTAAACGTGCTAAGGCTAAGAAGGCTAGTGTAATGCAAGTCAGATCCTCTCGTACTAAACGTGCAAGTGGATTAAGTAAGAGAGTTGCTGGGGCAAATAAGCCACAGTCACAAGCAAGGTATAAAAAGCCTACAAGAAAAAAGAGTTTTAAAAAGAGATCTAAATAATGAGAGCAGACGAGTTTACAAAACCAAAACAAGAACAACAGGTTGTTGAAGTAGTTCCGGCTATTGCGGCGGCAGTTGGTAGAGTCGGTGCTTCAATGGGTACAGCGGCCGCGAAGGCTGGAATGAGAGTTGCTACTGCTGGAATGAAAGCAGGTGCTAAAGCTGGAGCCAATCTAGCTAAAGGTGCAGGTAAAGCGGCAATGAAATCAATTGGCAAGGCACAAGCTAACATATCAAAGAGCATACTTAAAAAAGGTGCCAAGTTAGCAATGCCAACACAAGGGCCAGGTGGCAAAGAACAAGAATTTGATATAGATGACGTACAAGGCGATCAAGTCATCTTAAAGAATCCAAAACCAAAAGCAGGTGAACCACAGTCGTTTGTCTATAACAAAAAAGACTTAGACGATGTAGTAAAGCAAAAAGCTGATGCAATAGCACAAATGGGTAAAAGTTAATGAAACTAAAACAAGTGCTAGAGGGATTTACAATACAAGTAAGCAATGAAGAGCAAGAGATTCTAAATAGAATGACTCATATTACTCCTCTCAATGCTTTTCCTCAGAGGGAACAATTTATTATTGAGAATTTGATTAGAAAAGCGTTGGTGACAAAAGTTGCTAACAATGGTATGACAATGGTGATCGCAAATGAACTCGAAACGTATAATTGAAGATTTAGATAGTATCATGGAAGAAGGGCTTAACAGAGTCCATGTTCCATATGCAAAGGGTAAGAGTGTTCGTATAAAGAACACAGTGATTAGACAGACGAAACAAGGATTTTTAGTGTTTGACGTAAAGACACATACAAGAGTAGCAGAAACATTTAGTAAGCGTGGAGCCATTGCCTTTGCAAAAGCTCGTGCTAAAGGATATGATGCGAAGTGTAGTGAAATACTAAATTTAGATGCAGGATTAAGCAAACATTACATGGATAGCTTGTTCCATAAGCATAGCATTGAACAAACAGACGACGAAATGCGTAAAATGGCGTTAGAAACTAGGTTTGAGATAGCAAAAGACCGTACTTTTCAATATATGGACCAAATCGACAGGTTCATCTTTAACGAAGAATGATAAATAATATTAATGTAAGGAACAACTGATATGAAACTTAACGATTTGAAAAAACCTTTGACAGCTAATGCTTTAAATGAAAGCCTAGCTAAAACTTTTGGAACAAGAATTGCTCTTGATAAATTTACTGTGGAGCAACTAGAAGATGCACGTAATAAATTACGTACACAACTAAGCCAAGTTGAAACAAGCGAACAGTTTGAAAGCGTACATTCAAGTGACACATATCAGAAAGCTAAAATGTTCCTAGACGTTATCAACCAAGAGATGCTTGAAAGAGAAGAAACTGCTAACGAAGCAAAACCAGACTTTTTAGATTTAGACAAAGACGGCGACAAGAAAGAGCCAATGAAGAAAGCCGCAAAAGAAAAAGGCGATTCAAAAGATTCAGACTCAAAAGGCTTATCAGCAAAACAAAAGAAACTTCCAGCAGGCTTACAAAAAGCTATTGCTAAGAAAACTAACGAAGATGCAGAAGAAGGCAAAATGCCATCAAAAGCACACATTATGAAAATGTGTAAAGATGGTAAGAGTGCAGAAGAAATTTGTAAAATGCATCCAGACTGTGATCCAGTAAAAATAAAAGCAATGATCAAAGACTGTAAATCAGAAATGAACGAAGCTCTTGATAAATTAATTGAAGGTGCAGAAGAAGCGGCAACTTTAGTTATGGCGGCCAAAGACATGGTAGACAGAGTTACAGGTTGGATGGAAGACACAGCAGAAATGCAAACAGAAAGTATGCTAGAACTAGGCGACAAAATTAGAGATGAGATGGGTTCAGAAGCATCTGAAACATTTATTGGAACTGTAAAACCAGCACTAGAAAATCTTTACACAGTATTTGAAACAACCAGAGAAGCATTAACAGGTGGCGTAGCTATCGTAACAGGCGAAGGCGCACCAGAGACTATGGGAACAGACATTGAGGCTCCTGCAGAGGACCCAGCTATGGAACCAACAGTTGACCAAGACGCCGATGCTGAAGCACCAGTAGATGATGAATTTGGAGCAAGTGAACCTGCAACAGGCGGAGAAGAAATTGCGGACAGAGGTAAACGAGAAAGTGTTTTACGCTCACGCAGATTAGCTCAGTTATTAACTGATTCAAAAAAAAAGGTAGTACCTCAAGCAAAAAAGTAGCTGAGGCTTCCAATTCAGACACCAAGTCTTCCTTAATAAACGTATTTAGAAATGTGATAGGTAGTGCCGATACACAAGATCAGCCTGCCTATCTTTCATTTGATGCAATGAACACTATCATGAAGAACTTAAAAAAGCCACAGTTTGATTACGATGGCTTTAAAAGAATTTATGATGAGAATCCAGAGATACAACCATTAATTAAAAACTTTGACGCTAAAGGTATTACACTTTACACAAAGAAACAAGCACCTAGCGATGCACCTAAAGGTCAAAAGACTGATGGCAAAGTAGATAAAATGGCTCAACGTGCAACATCAAAAGCAACTGCATAACAAAAACCACTTGACATCGTAGAACACTTCCTGTATACTATATAATGTATAGGAGGAAAGTATGAGTGAAGTATCTATTGTACCTAATTTAGTTTGGAAATATAATTATACCCCGGGCTTTGATGTACAAGCATTTAAAGACTACCAATCTACAGAAGCACAGCTAAACCCAACAGAAGCTGATGGTGGCCTGAGTACAGCAGGACATTTAAACCCTCCCCACGAATGGGAATGTAACAGAGATTTTATGATGTGGTTACGTCCAAAGATTGATATAGCACTAGCTGAATGGGACGTAGACTACACAGACGTTATTGCTACAGGTAGTTGGACTAATCTACATCAAAAGAACGCACACACATTACCACATGATCATGGCAATGCAAATGTAGTAGTGTCTGCATATGTAAAAGTACCACCTAAAAGTGGTAACATACAGTTTGAACAGTTACTAAGAACTAACTGGACAGCATATTCACGTAAGCCAACTAATACAATACACGATTATTGGAAAGAAGTAAGTGTACAAACTAATGACGTTGTAATATTTCCAGGTTGGCTAACACACAAAACACAAGCAAGTAACAGTGATGAAGATAGGATCACATTTACTATTAATGTTAACGGCAGAGATAGGAGAAACATACAACTATGACCCAACGTATGGACTTAGGCACACTAATGAGTGCAAGTAATCAATGGATAATAGATATTAAATGTCCTTTCCACGAACAGTTTTTACAGCTATTTGAAAATAGCAAGTTTAGAGGTGAAGACCAAAGTAACGTTAAAACAACATTCAATGGTTACCAATATGATATTACTCCTCCTAGCTTACCTGCATGGGGCGGCAAAGTTGTAAGGTCAGATAAGATGAATGCTGATACACCTGAACAACAAGGCTTTCCAAGTAGTAAACTTCTTAAAGAAACAAGATTCGAACCATCAGTACAATCAAACTTTCCACCTATAGACAAAGAAAAGTTTGATAACATTGATTGGAAACACTTAATGGAATGGGTAATGAAAGTTGTTAGACGCAACGGCGTTCCTGTTAAAACTATTAAAGTAAGTAAGACTTGGTGTGTTGATTACAATGATGGAGGCTACCAAGCAATACACAATCACGGAAGTGCATGTATTAGTATGGTAATGGCTATGGACGACACTCCTGTTAACGATAGTGACCATAAGACTATGTCACCTGACAACGGTATGCTTTACACACTAATGCCTAATCCAGATGGCACACAAGAATACAATCAATTTGCACCTTACCCAGGCAGAACAATTCTTATGGACGGCAGAGTGTGGCACGGAGTTTATCCTTGCAAAGCACCAAGACGCACTTGGGTAGTTGACTTTGACTTTGAATACTTTGCACCAGACGAGGAGTTTGATCCTAATGAGTGAAACATGTGAAACATGTCGTATTGCAGTAGGCAAGGACGGCATTGAAATAGATGCAAGCCAAGGTGACTTAGCCGTAGAAGCACTAGTACTAACTGTGATAGTGTTTGTGATAGCTATATTATATGTAGGCAAGAAAGCCGTAGATAAGAAATTTAAGTAATGGATACAGTATACACAGGATACAACCAAGTAGTAATTGAAACTCACTATGACGAATGGAAAGTTGTACACCAACGGGCAAATAAAAATGTTATAGAAGTTAAAGAATATCCTAGACGAATACAAAGCACGATTGACCCTATGTGTTTTGTAGGTATGGAAAACTGGGTTAGAGACAAAATGAATGAACATGACATACCCGTAAAGAAAGTAACAGTAGACGAAAGCTGGTTGCACAATTATAAACCATACGAGTATCAAAGTGTACACAATCATACAGGCAAACCTAATCTAGTTAGTTTAGTAATGTATGCACAAGATTTAGAATTAGATCTACCAAACGATAATTCAGGTTCGTTATACACGATTATCGCAGAACGAGATCTTACCCTTAGTATTAATGAAATAGTACCTACACCAGGTAAGACAGTACTAATGACAGGCAACGTTAATCATGGAACATATCCTTATCACAACATAAGGAGTGCATTGGTTATCAATTTTGTAACAGAATGGCTAGAGCCAGAGGAAGAAACTAAATGAGTTTAATAACTGAACAATACCCTTATAAAGAATTAAAAAGAGAAAGCGTAAACGGTAAACGTTTGTACGCTTGTCCAGATGGCAACCATGTAGCAAGTGTTACAACAATCCTTAGTAAAACGAAGGATATGACGCATTTAAACGCATGGCGTAAACGTGTTGGAGAAAAGAAAGCACAGGAGATTGTAACTGAGGCCGCTAGTGTTGGTACACGTATGCACAAGTTTTTAGAAGATTATATCTTAGATGGTGAATGGCCACAACCAGGCAGTAACCCTTACAGTCAACAAGCAAACAAGATGGGTGAACAAATCCGTGATAATGCTATGGTTGATGTAGATGCTATATGGGGTACAGAAGTGATGCTTTATCACCCTCAAATCTACGCAGGAACGACTGATCTCGTAGGAACATACAAAGGCCAGCCCTCTATTATGGACTTTAAGCAATCTAACAAGCCTAAGAAGAAAGAATGGATTGAAGATTACTATTTGCAGTTAACAGCCTATGCCCTAGCACATAACGAAATATACGGCACAGACATCAAAGAAGGGCATGTATTTGTATGCTGTCGCGACTTAACGTATCAGCAGTTTGATCTATGGCCAGACGAATTTAAAGAGTGGGAATCTAAGTGGTGGGACCGTGTGTATCAATATTATGACTCCATGAAGTGATAAATACTTGTAGCAAATTAGGAGAAATATAGTGGCGATTGTACAAATTTCACGTATACAGGTTAGACGCGGACAGAAGAATGCAGGTACTGGCATACCGCAATTAGCTGGCGGTGAGTTTGGTTGGGCTGTAGATGCTAGAGAACTTTACATTGGTAACGGTTCTGTATCAGAAGGTGCACCAGCAGTAGGTAATACAAAGATTATTACTCAACATGATAACTTGTTTACTTTCGCGGACACATACAAATATAAAGCAACTGATGATACATTACAAACAGGTGCTACTGCTACGACTCCAGTTACTAGAACACTACAAGACAGACTAGACGAAACAGTAAATGTATTGTCGTTTGGTGCATTAGGTGATGGATCAGATCAAACAGTAATTCTACAAAGAGCTATTGATCAGTTATATCTAAACAACGCATCAAAAGGAAGTGTTGCAAGTAGAGTAACATTATACTTTCCAGCAGGTAATTACACATTATCAAATAGTTTAAAAATTCCACCACATGCTACACTAGTTGGTGAAGGCAGTGAAAGAACAATTATTACACAGACTGGTGCATATCCAATTATGGAAACTGTTAATAGCACAAGTACTCCAGGTACATATGCCAGTGATGCAACTAGCTCATTTAATAATCAAGCACAAGACATTAAGATGTCAGGCTTTACATTAGTACAACAAACTGTTAACACAGGACTATCGTTAACTAGTTGTAGAAACAGTATGTTTGAAGACATTGCTATCAAAGGAACTTGGACGTCAGGTACAGTAGCAACAGCAACACAAGTTGGTATACTTTTAAACAGTTTATCAACAGCAGTAAGTTCAAACAATAATACGTTTACTAACTGTAGTATGCAAGGACATACATACGGTGTGTTTAGTGACTTTGATATTAAAGAAAATACATTTAGTAACACAACATTCCAAACTTTAGACAGAGGTGTAGTGTTTGGACAAGGAACTACTATTGGTGCTCAAGGACAATTAACAGGTCCACAGAACAATACAGTTACTAACAGCACATTTACAGACATTGACGAATACGGTATATTTGTTAACAAGGGCAACTACAATAGAAGCTCACATAACTCATTTACTAGTGTTGGTAACAATGGTGGAGCAAATTCAAATGCTTCATTTGCTATCATTAAGTTTACAGACGGTACTGCATTAACTAATAGCAGTGACGGTGACTTCTTTGATAGAACAGCAGATTTGACATACAATCAAACATTAATTTCAGGCTACAAATATGTACCAGAAGTTGAAGGACCAGGATTATTTAAGAATGACTTTTCATATAGAATTCCTGTAGCACAACAAAACACATTTGTAAGAGTATTAAAGTGTAGCGGCGAAGTTAGTAAGAATGTACAAATTGCTTATGTATACAAGTCAACAGCCGTTAACGCAATTAGAGAAGGTGTACTTAACATTTTTGTTAACCTTGCAGACGGTACTACACAAACAACAGACGAGTTTACATTTTTAGGAACTGATGCTTACAGACCTAATTTAGAATTTCAGACAGCGTTAGCTGATGAGGATGGAGATGCAACTAACGAAACAATAGTTGTGCAGATGAAGAATACAACAACTAGTGATACAGGATCAATATCCTTTAACGTTACGTATAAGACTTAATGCAAGAATTAAATTTTGAGAGCAGGCTCTTTGACTGGTCTAGATTTAGAAAGAAACTAGAAACAAGTAATAAGCCCTTCCAGGATGCAATCTCCTACTACGATCGACACGAACGCTGTAAATTAAGCATTGATCCTTGGGATCGTACAACATGGCCTGGACCATGGGAGATATTACTCCAAAATAAAATTTGTGACTTGACACATAGCTTGGCTGTGTGTTATACTTTACAATTAACTGATAGGTTTTCCCAGAGTGATTTTGAGATACATATCAGTACAGATAGAACAAGTGAGGTATTTTTTTATCCTGTATTCGTAGATAACCATGTATTGTGTTATGAGTTTGATGAGGTTTGCCAAAGAGCAGATTTACCAACAGAATTTATATCACAACGCATATATCGAATGCCCCGGCTACAATAAATACACTTACATTAAAATATTAAAGATTAAAGATTAGGAGATAGAGAATGACAAACGGCTTGGGAATCCAAATCCAAAAAAGAGATGGGTCAAGTGTACCACTAGACATCGATAAAATACACTTTGTGGTAGAAGAAGCATGTGAAGGACTAGCAGGAGTTAGTTCTAGTCAAATTGAAATGAGTGCAAACATTCAGTTTTATGACAACATGAGTACAGCAGAAATTCAAGAAATCTTAGTTAAGAGTGCGAACGATTTAATTACATTAGAAAATCCAAACTATCAGTTTGTTGCGGCACGTTTACTATTATACCCAATCTACAAAGAGTCATTTGGTCAATACAATCCTATTCCTTTAATCGATGTAATCAAACGTAATATTGACCGTGGTGTGTATGATAGTGCTATACTAGAAAAATACACAGAAGACGAACTTTCAACCTTAAACAAATACATTAAGCATAAACGTGATGAGAACTTTACGTATGCAGGACTTCGTCAAGTAGTTGACAAGTACCTTGTACAAGATAGAAGTAGTGGCGACATTTATGAATCTCCACAAATGATGTACATGATGATTGCGGCAACTCTATTTGCAGAATATCCTGCACAGTCACGTATGCAATATGTAAGGAGATATTACGATGCGACCTCCCTTTTTAAAATCAATATCCCGACGCCCGTTATGGCCGGCGTCCGCACACCTCTTAGACAATTTGCTTCTTGCGTACTTGTTGATAGCGATGATACCCTTAATTCCATTTTTAGTTCTGATATGGCTATTGGGCGTTATACCGCACAAAGAGCAGGAATAGGAATTAACGCAGGACGTATTAGAGCAGTAAACAGTAAAATTAGAGGTGGAGAAGTAGCACACACAGGTGTTGTCCCGTTCTTAAAAAAGTTTGAAGCAACAGTACGTTGTTGTACACAGAATGGTGTACGTGGTGGTAGTGCAACTACACACTTCCCAATATGGCATTACGAAATTGAAGACATTCTTGTGCTAAAGAATAACAAAGGTACAGAGGATAACAGAGTACGTAAGTTAGATTATTCAATTCAACTTAATAAATTAATGTATGAAAGATTATTATCCGGCGGCGACATAACTTTATTCTCGCCACACGAAGTGCCAGACTTATACGAAGCATTTTATTCAGACCAAGATAAGTTTGCAGAGTTGTATACAAAATATGAACGTAATAAATCATTACGTACTAAAACTATTTCGGCAATGGATTTATTTTCTGCGTTGATCAAAGAACGTGCAGAAACAGGACGTATCTATATTATGAACGTCGACCATGCTAACACTCACAGTTCATTTAAAGATACAGTATACATGAGTAACTTGTGTCAAGAGATTACATTACCAACTAAGCCACTACAACACATTGATGATCCAGAAGGTGAAATTGCATTGTGTATTCTTAGTGCTATTAACGTAGGTAAACTTAATAACTTAGACGAACTAGAAGACTTATGTGATATGGCAGTAAGAGCATTAGATGAAATTATTGAATATCAACACTATCCAATTTTAGCCGCAGAGAAAAGTACTAAAGCAAGACGTAGCTTAGGTGTAGGTTACATTGGACTAGCACATTACCTAGCTAAGAATCAAGTTAAGTATAGCGACAAGAAAGCATTAACAAAAGTACACGAACTATCAGAAGCATTTCAATACTATTTGCTAAAAGCATCAAACAACTTAGCTGTAGAAAAAGGCAAGTGTGAGTATTTTGACCGTACTAAATATAGCGATGGAGTACTACCCATTGACACGTATAAGAAGGAGTTAGATGACGTATGTTCAATAACATTAAAATATGATTGGGAAACTCTTAGAACAGCCATTGTTAAAGACGGGTTACGGCACTCAACGTTGTCCGCACAAATGCCTTCAGAGAGCAGTTCCATTGTGTCGAACGCTACCAACGGAGTCGAACCACCTAGAGGGTTCTTGTCCATTAAGAAGTCGAAGAAAGGGCCTCTTAAACAGATTGTTCCGCAATATACTACACTAAAGAATCACTATACTTTATTATGGGATATGCCAAGCAACGAAGGGTATATCAACATAGTAGCAGTAATGCAAAAGTTTTTTGATCAGGGTATTTCAGGTAACTGGAGTTACAACCCTACACACTTTGAAAACAACGAAGTGCCAATGAGTGTGATGTTACAAGACATGTTAACAACATACAAATTAGGTTGGAAAACAGCATACTATCAAAACACTTATGACTTCAAGTCTGATCCTAGCGAGGAAGAAGTTGAAGAAGCTAAGTTAGAAAGCCCACTTAACGGCTTTGAACCACAGATTGGACGTGCGGAATTTAACGGCACAGACGATGAGTATGAAGAATATTGCGATAGTTGTGCAATATAAATAAAGTACTTGACAAATAGACAAGACTAGTGTATATTATAAATACGCTATTAGAGGATAAAGAGAAACATGGCAAAGACAGTATTTAATCGTGAACAAATAGACTTCACAAAACAACATATGTTCTTCGGAGCAGACCAAAACACACAGAGATACGATACATTTCGCTTCCCTGTATTTGATAAACTTAACCAAACAATGCTTGGTTACTTTTGGCGTCCTGAGGAAGTGTCGTTACAAAAAGATAGAGCTGACTTCCAGAACTTTCGTCCAGAAGAAAAACATATTTTTACAAGTAACCTAAAGTACCAAACACTATTAGATAGTGTACAAGGAAGAGGACCATGTCTTGCTTTCTTGCCTCATGTGTCTTTACCAGAACTAGAAGGTTGTATTGTTACTTGGGACTTCTTTGAAACTATTCACTCACGTAGTTATACACACATTATGAAGAATGTATATCCTAACCCAAGTGAAGTATTAGATCATATTTTAAATGACGATGAAATTATTAAACGTGCAATTAGTGTAACTAAAAACTATGATGCGTTTACAGGTGCGGCAGACGCATTCATTCATCGCAAAGAAGGAACCATGCGTGACGTTAAGAAAAAAATGTTCCTTGCTATGATGAACGTAAACATCTTAGAAGGCTTACGTTTTTATGTTTCGTTTGCATGTACATTTGCATTTGGTGAGCTAAAGAAAATGGAAGGCTCAGCAAAGATTATTAGTCTTATTGCTCGTGATGAAAGTCAACACCTTGCACTAAGTTCACACGTTCTTAAGAATTGGATGCGTGGCGATGACGATCCAGAGATGGCTAAGATTGCAAAAGAGTGTGAAGCAGAAGTTTATGAAATGTGGAAAGCATGTGTTAACGAAGAAAAAGCATGGGCTAAACATTTAATGAAAGACGGATCAATTATTGGTCTGAACGAAAGACTGTTAGGCGATTACGTAGAGTACATTGCTAACCGTAGGCTAAAAGCATTAGGATACTCAACTATCTTTGATGCATCATCAACCCAAAACCCGCTACCGTGGACACAACATTGGCTATCTAGCTCAGGCTTGCAAGTTGCACCTCAAGAGACAGAAGTTGAAAGTTATATCATCGGTGGGATTAAACAAGACGTGTCAACAGACAGTCTAAAAGGATTTAAACTATAATGCAAAAGGCAGACAACAACACAACAGTAGTATATTCAAAACCGAATTGTAGCTATTGTGTAAAAGCAAAACATCTATTAAAAAACAAAGGCGTAGAATTTATTGAAATGATTATTGGTTCAGATATTTCTCCACAACAGTTGATGGAAGAATTTGAAGTAAACAAACTTCCGATGCCACGAACTGCTCCACAGATTATATTCAAGGGTAAGTATATGGGTGGGTATCACGAATTAGAAAAACACTTTAATGAATCTGGAGAATAATATATGTTAATCGAAGCACCTTATAAAAAAGACGACATTGTCACTATTAAACTTATGTCAGGCGAAGAGCTTGTAGGTAAGTTTGAAAAAGAAGATGATAAACAAATTCAACTTCATCACCCGTTGACACTAGTTGCTAGTGAGAAAGGCATTGGGTTACAACAGTTCTTGTTTACAGCAGAAGTAAATAGAAGCTATACTGTTAAGCATACTGCTATTTCTTTATGTGTACCTACTGCAAAACAGTTTGCTGACGCATATCAAAAGCAAACATCACCAATCATTAAAGCACCTGCAGGATTAGCCGACATCATTAAATAGCAGATAAATACTTTGTAAGAGGAGTATTAATATGCCAGAAATGATTTATAGACGTATTCAAGACAATGGTAGCGTTGTTAACTTCAATGTTGACAAAGAAGGTACACCATTTATTATTGTTACATATCTAGGAAAAGAAACAAGAGTTCACGGTCCACAAGCCGCACTTGATAAAAAGTTTGCGGGTGGAACACCTAAGTATGTTGATGACACAGTTGATGCCAAAGCAGTAAAACTTGAAACAGCCTGTGATGCTACAATGGCAACTGCAACAGATGCCTGTGCAGTTATGGGTAGTATTGGATCGTTAGCATCTGATGTTGAAACAGCTATATCAGCCGCTGAAACAGAAGAAAAAATTAACGAGTTACTAACTGAGTCTATGGATGTGGCAGGCGAAGCAACTGAAAAGATATCTGAAATCAATACTAACATTACAGATGCAACAGCTAAGACAGAAGAAGTTAATGCTCTCATCGAACGTTTAGAAGCAATAGAACTTGACGACGATACTCCAGACCCGCAACTTTACACAGTAGCAAGAGAAGAATTAGAAACTGCCTTAGACAACTATATTAATGGAGTGTCTGAGACAATGAACGATCTAAATGAAGTACTAGGCGATGAAGCAACAGACGTTGGTCAAGAGATTAACGATGCGTGTGCAGTAGTATCAGAAAACATTGGAGCATGTCAAGGCGAGCTAAGTGCAATGGTTGCCGCAGTATCAACAGGTAACTGTAAAGGAATAACAAAAGCACTACAGAATACAAAGTTTACACCTAGTGGACAAGCAGGTGAGATTAAAGAGAAAATGAAAAGCGATGTTCCAGCACAAACAAGAACTATACAATCAAATGGTACTATTGTTAACTGGAATATTGATAAGAAGAAACCATTCAGAGATGTTATGCACCAAGGTAAGCTAACAAGAGTTTATGCTACAACAGAACAACTAGACAAAGCATTTCCTGAATCAATATTGGTAGCAGTATAATGCCTGAAATACCTAAAGTACAGTTAAAAGCTAATAGTCAACTTGTTAACTTTAATGTTAATACTAAGTTGAATAGTACTATTAAAAATATAAATGGCGTAGACACAGAAGTGTTTGGTGACCCTTCAATGATTGCTGAACGCTTTCCTGATATACCAGAAGCGGCTGTGGAAGGCTTTGAGATACCTGATCCAACAGCAGACTTACCTGTAATACCATCTTCGCCAGGAGCCCTTATACCAGATTCAATTAAAGACGCTACTGCTAACAAATTAGAACTAGCTAAACAATCAACAGCAAGTGCAAGTGCTAAGATAGGTAGTTTGTTTACTAGCTTTGCTGGTTTAGATACAAGAAAGATATCTGAACTTGCATCATTAGGAGAACTAGAAGCAAAGATTCATAACGCTAAAGTATTACTTGGTGATGTTGATGCAACATCAGAACCTAAGTCAGCTAAGCCAAGCGACAAGCCTGCTAAGTCATTACAGGTACAAGAGGGTGGCGGCATTGTTAACTTTAATGTTAATAAGAAACTTCCGTACAAAGATGTTATGTATGATTACATGAGCGAAGGTTTAAAACTGTACAGAATATACGGTACACAAGCACAACTAGATTCACAATTTCCAACAGGGTCAGCATAGATGGGACAACCAATAGCAAGAATTGGCGACAGGACACAAGGTACTTGTTATCATCCTAGTCATCCACCTTTAGACATTGGTGGTACTATTATAACAGGTAGTCCAAACGTGTTCACTAACAACATTCCTACAGCAAGACTAGGAGACCTAGTTGAAACTGACTGTGGACACATAGGTAAAATTATAACAGGATCAACAGTTGACATTACTAATGAATTGCTTACAGCAAGGATTGGAGATGTAATTGATACAGATGCTCCTTACAAAGCAGTTATTGTTACAGGTAGTACAGATGTATCAGGCGATCCACAAGCAACAGCAGAAGAACAAGCGAACGCAATAGGCAACGTAGTTGCACAAGCAATGGGCTTTGAAAAGGTTACACTTGATCCAGTAGAAGCCGCAGACATTATTATTGGTCGTAAGATTGAAAGAGATAACGGAGTTGATCCGGATACAACAGAAGCAGTAGAATATGGCGATGGTGGTATTCCAACTGCTAGACGTGGTAATGAAAGTCCTGTACTTACAGGTGGATCATCTGGAGTAACAAACACAGCAGGACCACAACCAGCTCCAGCAAGTGCGGCAGTAGTAAATGCTCCGGCTGATGCGGCAGTAGAAGAAGTTCCAAGTAAACAACCATCAAACGCAGACGGACAATTTGTTAAATGGTTGCCACACGTTGACAGTAGAGTGAAACCACAAGTTGTAACAGGATTAGAAAGAGTATCTAGAGAGATGGGTTTCCAATTAGTTTGTACTAGTGGATACAGAAGTCCAGCATACAATTCAAAAGTAGGTGGATCTAAAAAGAGTCAACACATGTTAGGCAACGCTGTCGACATTGTTCAAACAGGACTAACAACAGCACAACGTCAACAGTTCATTCAAGCGGCTATTGACGCAGGGTTTACTGCAATTGGCATATACAATACATTCACGCACATTGACATTAGAGGTGCAAAAGTGGCTTGGGGTGCTAATGGAAGTAGAACAGGCCTACCAAAATATCCATGGGCACAACAGATACTAGGTGCCAACGGATACGCCACTCGTTAACTCACTTTTACTATTAATGCACTCAAAGATAGCATAAATAAGTGCTGAAGACTCTCCCGGAGTCTTTTTATTTGTAATATAGATAAGGATATAATAAAATAAGATGAAAAAAGTAACGATGGTGTTAGCCGTCTTGTTCGCAACTCTTGCGACAGGAACCTTGGCTGACGATGCAGGTCTCGAAAATAGAGTAAAGGCCCTTGAAAGTAGTATGCCAAATCTACCCGCTGGACTTTATGTCAACGGTGAGATTGAAGGTATATATGACGATAAAACTTATGACTCTGGTTGGGACTCACGTGCTGAATTGCAAGTTGGTATTAGCCAAGACTTAGATATTGACAAGAACATGCTTAACCTTAACTGGGTTGGTGCAACTATGACGTATGATAGTGATTATGCGTTAGATAGTACTCTTGACAATACTATTGTTGAAAAGCAATTAGGTTTTGGTAATAACTTTGCAACAATCTATGTTGGTGAAACTGATGCACAACGCATTGGCTTTGCAAAAACATCAAAGATTGGAGCACCAATTATCATTACTGAATCAAGTAGTAGGTTGGATCATAACGAAAAGACTGTTTTAGTGTTAGGCGGATTTGAAAAAGAAACTGAATTCGAATTTGACGCATACAGACTTAAAAGAGAAAAGCCATGGGGTGTTGTAGTTGGTTACGATAACAACGAAGACTCATTGTATGCAAGTGCAACAGTTAGCTTATTAGGTTTAGCTGATGTATCATACATGATCATTGACACAACTGCGGCAGGTTCAGCAAGTTACACAACAGACACTCGTCAAGAAGGATACGCTATTGGCGGAACACTTCGTAGATGGGATATCCCAATGCAATGGGGTGTTGAGTTGTGGGACGACAAAGACACAGGTCTTGCAAGTGATGACAGAATCGATATGGGTGTAATGTATAATGTTACTCCAGCAACTTATGTCACTGCTCATAGAACTATGAATGATGACTTAGGTTACGATGGTAACTATTACGGTGTTGTTCATAACGTGTATGCTAACTATGATGCTGGCAAACGTTCTGATAAGCAAGATGGATTAGAGATTGGTTTATATCTACACGATAAGAGTGGAACATCAACTATCACTGGTGCAGATTATGCTGATACAACATCAATCCTGGGATCTGTGAAATATAAATTCTAAACCACATTTAACACGCCTTAAATGCTATGATAGTAAATAAAAGCGTGTTAAACACAATAGGAGATAATTATGTCACAACATCACGAAGCGATTAAAGCGGCAATGGAATCATACTTAGCTGAAAGCGAGTCTTTCGAAACTAAGGGTGTTAAAGCGTCCGCGGCGAGAGCAAGAAAAGCACTAGGCGAACTTGGTAAACTTACTAAGGCAAGACGTGCTGAAATTCAGGAAAAAAAGAACTCAATGTAGTTTATAATATAGCACGGCCTATGAAAGGGTCGTGCTATTTTTTTGGCTTAATTTTGACGTAAAGCTATAAATACACTATACAACAATAGCAATACTTAACATTGTTATATTAAGGAAATAATAAACTTATGAGCGATAGAATACATGGCATTCTAAAGTGGTTTGATGCGAAAAAAGGTTACGGATTTATTACTCCGGAATCAGGTGGGCAAGATGTGTTTGTACATGTCAGTGCTTTTAATGCCGCATCGATTACTAATATCCAAAACAAAATGATGCTTGAATTTGAAATGGTTGATAACCGTGGACGAATGATAGCTGGCAACTTAGCAATACCCGACAGTTTCAATAGATAATTAACGTGAGGCTTGTTTAGCCTTTAACGCCGCTCTCTTCTTCTCAGCTTCAATTGCTTGTCTAACTTTTCTTCCCCAAGGTAGTTTAATTGTTTCTATAATTGCTTTACCTTTCTTACTGATATACTCAACACCAATAAACATATCTTTGAAATCGCTTTGTACTGATTTCACTGCTCTTGATAGACTTAATTGTTCTGTATCTTTCTCATCACCTGCTTCATTCCAAAAATGGAACTTTCTCATTTTAGCCATAAAGACCTTTCTTTTAGTTTCTACTTATTAAATATAGACATGAAGTGTACTAAAGGCGACTTAGCCCAAATCATATATTCAGTACGTCCTGAGAATATTGGACGAATTGTCAAATGCGTAGAGTATATTGGTAAATTCAAACAAGGAGAACAGTTTGAGTTTAGAGGTATGCCTTGCCAATGTCCTGTTACAGACCACTATTGGTGGATTGAAGCAGAAGACCTATCAAGTTTATTTGGACCTAGCCCAAGAGCATATATTGCCGACAGTTGGTTAGAACCTTTAAAGAA